GGCTGGCCCTGCGCCTGCATGGCTGCCTGCTGGGCTTGCTGCATTAGCTGCTGCTCATACTCAGGCGTGATCGGCTGGAAGTAACGCTCGCTGTTGCGTAGGCCCGCTGACGCCATCATGTCGGCCACCGTGTTGCGGATATTGACCAGCGACACGACGCCGTTGCCTGGGCCGTATTGATTGTAAACCTGCATCTGCAAGCCAAGCACCTCGCGATACGCGACGGCCTTCTCTTCTTCGCGGCCAGTGCCGAGGCCAACATTGACAGACAGGTCCATCGACGTATCCCAAACGCGGGGGTCAACTTCACGAAACTCGCCATTGAGCCGCATGAACTTTGGCGCGTCAGCGTGTTTGACGATCAGGTTTAGCATGAGCTTGAACAACCGCCGCATCCCGCCCTCTGCAAGATTGCGCGCCATTACCTCTGTCTGGCCAGCAGCGGCCTGCACAGTGGCCGTGACCGCCGCCTTTGTAGTTGATTGCAGCGCATCCGGGTCAAGGCCCATAGACGCCCGTGTGACGCCCGTTTTGCCTTCAATCATCTGGTCAAGATACTGCATGGCTGGCAGCGTCTGGCCAGCGGCAAACGGCACCGAGAATGGCTGGACCGCACCGGCCTGACGCATTCGGATGATCCCGCCAATTTCGTTGTTCATCACATCGTCAATATCAACCTGACCCTCGACAATGCCAATGCGCGGCGTGTTGGTCATGGCGACGTTATCCAAAATGCCGCGCATCACCGACGTCGCCGCGTCCTGATCGTCAGTCAGCAGGTCTGCAATCGACCGGCCAAAAAAAGCATGCGGCTCTGGGTCAATCTCAAAAATGGCAAACGGGATCTGGTCGCATGGCTCAACCGACAGCAACTTGTAGTTCGTGCCGCCAAGGATGACCTTGTGCAGCATCAGCGTGCCTGTGCCGTCAACGTCCATCCGCATGTAAGCCTCGGTCACCATCACCAGCTTGCCGGACTGGTCAACCGAGTTTTGCTCCTCATCCGAATTGACGCTGTAACCCCTGCGCGCTTCATCTTCCAAGACGCTCATGTCGGTGAAGCTGCTGGAACTGTCCAGCTCAACAACCTCATCAAAGTCAAAACCCATCTCGACCAGATCGCCGACCCGCATGTCGCTGCGGTGGCCGCAGACATAGCAGTCGTCAATCGAGCGCGCGCCACGATCAATGAAGAACTCTTCTGGCGGCACAGACACCATGCAGATGTCACCGTCGGTGGCCCGCTTGATGATCTTCAGGTCGTGCGTGCGCGACATCATCTCAGGCATCTGCAAGCCGTCAACGGAAACCTGCGTGTCCTTAATGGTTTCGGAATGCTCCAGCACTTCGACATCGGGGTCCATCATGACCGCGATATATTGCGCCTCGCTCAAGCCAGTAAACGTGTGGATCTCGCTCTTGTCGTATTCCTCGTAATAAGTCTTCACGATGCCAGTCTTTTTGACCAGCGCATCGTGGAAGGCGTCAGACAAGACACGGAAGCCGTTAAGCTCCTGAAACTTGTAGTGCATGTATTCGGTGACCTGCTCGGCCATTGCCACGTCCTCTGGACCGCGCGGGACATATTCCACAGGGCGGCTGGATGACAGGAACACCCGCATCAGGCTGGGCTTAACAGACCGCACAGCATCGCGCACCTTCGTCGATACAACCTTGCTGCGGCCATCCTCATGGCCGATGTCGCTTTCGCCGTCAAAGTAGCGTTGCGCCTTGATCCGGTCTGGCGAAATGTCGCTCTCAATAAAGTCAACCGCGTCATCAATGGCACCCGCAAGGATGCCTTCAATCTGGTCGTCGGTCAACGGCTCTGGGCCATTGTCCTCTTCCTCAATCTCTTCAACAGGCGCAATCTCAAGGATGTCCACGATTTCTGCGTCTTCGATCATGTCTTCAGGGTTCATCGTGTTTCCTCATCCATTGTGGCTGCCATTGTGCCGCCAAGACCCATTTGGGTCAGCATCCGCACAACCGCTTGCGCCCTAGTGTTACCCTGCTGACGCTGCGCCTCAAGCAAAAGAGCCTGCACAGCTCTGTCCCGTTCTGGACCTTGCAAAGACAATATCTTGCCAAGCTCTTGGTTGGCGGTTGCCCGCCCCGCGCCGGAAAGCACAGAGTCAATCGCCGCATTAATTGTATCGTTCAGGGTGTTGCGGATACGCGCAACAGGGCCTGGCATTCTGCCGGTATCAGGTGATCGCACTGGGCCAAGTTCTTCTTCGGCCATTTGGCGCTGCGCAGTCATTGAACCAGACGTGACACGACCACGGGTTTCAGAGAAAGCCCGCTCGGCGCGCAAGGTCTGCATAATCTTTTCGGCTTCATCATCGCCGAACAAGATGCGCAGCTTGCGGTCGTTAAAGCCAGTGGTCAGTTCGCTCCAAGCCGAAGCCGGCGCGTTGCGAGATGTCCCCATGAGGGCTGCAATGTATTCACGCGCACCAGTCCTAAATGCCTCTTGCTGCGGTTGGCTCATCGCGTTGAATGACTGGCGCAGCTCATCGGGGGATACTGTTGACCGACCTGGCGAAAGAACCGCGCGGCCTGCATCAATCTGACGCTTCATCTCCCTGACATTGGCATAACCAGTGCGCGTTGCCGCGTAATTCGGCACCCGATCAAGCTCATTGTCAATTTGGTCCAGAACCGGCTTCAGCGCCGCAACTGTGCCGCCGCGCCCTTGTCGAGCCGCTGCGCTGATTGTGTCGCTGATTTGGGAACGGATATTGTGCAATCTTGCAGCCGAAATCTCACCGCCGCCTTCAGACAGTTGACGCTTGTAAAGATTTAATCGAGCCGCATTGCCGCCGATTGCATTCGGTAAAAGACTATCAATGGTCTGCAAGGTGTCAGTCACGTCCAGCGTGTCTGGATATGTTTTGGCCGCTTCGTATGCCGGACCCAAAACGCCTGTGCGCTCTTGCTCCAACTCCATGCGCTGACGGAAGGCCGCGCCAGGTTCACCAGCCACATCGGTTACTGCTCTGTCAATACGGCCTTCGGCTGCTTCACCGCGCCGACGCAGCGCCTGCGATACAACCGTGCCGCCCTCACCCTGCTGGGCAGCTAAGCCCATTGCCTGCGCCTGCGGCCCGCCAGGCACATCGGCCAGCATTGCCTCTGGGCCAAGGCTGCGCAGATATTCCTGAATGTCCTCGCCAGTGGCCGCTGTTCTGCCGACGCCGCGTGCGGCAACTTGTGAAGCCCTTGCGCCAGCGCCTGGGATGCTGCGGCCTAAACCTTCAGCCAATCGGGTCATGCCGCCAGCCGCCATGCCCGCGACAGGCACAGCCGCGCCAAGCAGACCGCCGACAGCAGTTTGTACAGGCGGGACTTGTGATAAGCGACGTTGGAAACCACCTTCAGCCTCAAGAAAGCTGGGTGCCGCCGCTGACGCCGCACCAATGCCCGCACCAGTCAAAGCAGAAGCAACTGGCCCCATGCCGCCAACGCCGGGGATTGCCATTGAAGCCGCGCCGGTCCCGATCTGGCCATACGTCCGACCCTTGGCATACATCTCAGGGTCCATCATCTGGGCCTCAAGATTTAACCGGCGCTGCTCTTCAAGCGCCTGCTCATAATTCTGCCCGCGGGGAGTGATCCCAGCCAAAGCCGCCCGCATCTCATCACCAGCGCCGAGCGTGACGCCCTGCGCAAGCCCGCGATAACCTGCGCCAAACTCACCAATGGTTTGCTCCGGCATGGCCGCCCGTGCGCGAACCAGTGCATCATTTTCGGCTGGGGTCCGATCCGGCACGGCTTCCATGCGCTGGATGAAATTTTGAAGCCGTTGGGCCTGCTGGAGTGTAAGATCATCCGCCATTATTGGCCCCCTAAAATATCATCAAGCTCATTGACGCTCGGGCGCCCGCTTGTCACCCCACCGATGCGCAAAACATTTTGCACCTTTTCAGGAATGGCCAGCGATTGCTCAAGTTCAGCAATTTGGCGGTTGGCTTCTTGCGGATCGATTTGACCGGCTTGCAAGTTGCGCACGATATTGGCCCGATCCACGTTGAATTTCGCCTTGTCCTGCATCAAGCCAATGATAGCTTGGTTGGCTTCCGGCCTATTCCGCAGGCTGCCCAGCGACCGAAGCATGCCGGCATATTCAATGTCAGAAGTTGAGCCAGAACCTTCAACGCGCAATGTCGGCGCGACCCGCGTGATGATGGACTCCCGCAGGGCCGCAACGTCGCTAACCTCTGGAAACATTTCTGCTAAGCGGCCTGTAACTGTGCCAGACGGGGCTAGTGGCGCAAGCTCTTGCAAAACATTTAAGTCCTGCATGGCCGCCGCGCTGGTCGCGCCTGAAGTCAGGAAACCAGCAAACTGCTCGCCCATGCGCTTATTTAAAGCCTCGTAAAGATCACTTTCCGCGCCAGCAGGAGTTGGCATGTTGATCGTTGTGCCGCCACCGCCAAACGAACGCTCCATTGCCGCCTGCGGGTCAACACCCTGCGTTAGAAGGAACTGATAATTCTGCATTGCCGACGTTTGATCCATCGCCGCTGGTTGCTGCGATTTCTGATATGCTTGCAAGACCGCAGCAGGCTGACCGCCCGCGCGGATCATCTCAAGAAATGCCTCAGACCCTGGCTGCTGCTGCAAATACTCAAGCGTGCGGTTTGTCTGGGCCTGCTGCTCACGCTGCTGACGCCGACCGCCGATCCGCTGGGCAAGACCCTCATCTGGCCGCAGCCGCATCTGGTTGAACCCCAAAGCCAAGTCGCCCATCAAGTTGCTGAACGTAGGCCGCTGGTAGAATGGCAAAGCCGTCTCGCCTTGCGCCTCTGGGTTCATTTTCTGCACGCCGAACATTTCAAGAATGCCGCGCGGCTGCTGTTGCTGCTGCATTGGTTGTGCCATTGGCTGGCTCCTCTGTGTCGTGTTGGCCGCGCTTGATTGACCACGCGGTGCATCAGCTCTACCAAATACATGGTCGCCAATCCGTGTGAACTCTACGCCTTGCGCCCAAGATGGGTTTGAAATTTCTGGGTTGTAGAAGTGCGTTGCGCCGCCAGTGATGTCCCCCGCCTCGCCGGAAAGCAAACTATCCGCGACCATATATGCCGTCTCGCTTGGCGAGATCGCATCAATGTTTTGACCCTGCTCTCCGCCAGCGTATCCGGTCACGCTGTTCATTGGTGAAAATTGACCTGGCTTCATAATGACACCACGAACACCGTCGCCATACCCTGGCAAATTAGCTCGGTTCATAATGACGTTGCCCGCCGCAGTCATGCCGACTGGGCCTTGGTTGCCAGCCTCCGCCGCTAAAATGCGTGCAAGCAGTTCTCTGTCATCGCGTTGCCAGTCAGCCATTTAATTATCCAGCTCATTTGCAAGGCCGACGTAGTTGACCCGCAGGTAACCATCGCCGCCGCGCGTGACCAAGTGCGGATGCGTCTCTTGCAACTCGTCAGCAATAACGCCAAACGTCGGCTGATCCTTGTGCGCGATTTTTTTGCCCTCGTCATTCCAATCCCAAGAATAGAACTGAACGCCGCCGACTTTCTCAAGCGGCTGGACGTTATCTTTGAGGCGGATGTCTGAAGAGGCGATGGCCTTGCCGATGCCTTCAGCGTTGCTTGCCATTAGCGTCAAATAATCAAACAACCCCGGCGTCTTTGTTGACGTTGTCGTGCCTAATCCGGTTGGGATTGTGCTTGCGCCGCCCTGCAAAGCTGCCAGTTTCTGATACGGGTCTTGCTGCTCGCGCATGAACTCGTTGCGCAGCGCGTCAACTTCAGCCGCGCTCAGCGCAGTCTCCATTCCGCCGATACCAGTCAAACCAGCCGCTGCCGCACCTTGCTGGGCTTGCTGCTGCTGCATTGCACCCATCGCGCGGGCCTGCGCCTCGCTGTAACCCTGCTGCATCATCTGCGCAATAAGCTGGTTCTGCGACGCCAAGTTGCCAGCGGCAAACTCACCGCGCGCAACCTCGCCCCGTGATCCGAATGCACCCGAACCTGCAAGCTGGCCCTCAAGCCCAGTCAAAGCCTGCTGCTGCTGACGGCCCATCTGCGCCAGTGACGCATCAATAACGTTTTGTTGATATGGATTATAAAGGGCTTGCGTCGTGTCCAGAAGCTGCTGGGTTTGATCCTGACCAGCCATTCCGCTGTAAATGTCAGCGGCCTGCGTCGTGTAGCCGCTCATCTCAGGGGCCATCGGGCCAGTGTAGGCTTCAAACGGCGTTTTGGAAATTTGCTTTGCAAACGGCAAAACAGAACCAGTCAGATATTGCTTCTGAAACGCTGGCATCTCCTGCTTCGTTTCTTCTTTACCTTTTCCCATGATTACAACTCCAGTTCATAGGCGACGTGCTTGAGCTTAAACATATACTGTTTGGCCATTTTTGACCACCCTGCGCGTGCATGCGTTTCTATTGCGTCAAAGCCTGCTGCTTTTGACACTCTTGCTAATTCATCCAGCGCCGGCTTGGACCAAAGGTCTGCCCGCTCGCCGCCGATCATCTCAATGACCATGACGCGCTTGCGAGGATATTTGCTCTCGGCTGTCATCATTGCAGCTATTGGTTTTCCGTCAACGTAAATGCCCCACAGTAACGATTGACTGGTGCGCAGCCATTCTTCCACGTCATCCATCCCGCACTGATCCGCCAGCCGTTTCTGCGCCAACTCAATCATCGGGCCGAATATCGGCCAATACTGATCCATCTTGTCAGCAGGAACGTAGAAAACACCGACTTCGCTCATCCGTACAGCCTCGTTATACCAACCGTTGTTGCGGGGGCCGCTGGCGAGAATGCGGTGGCCGGTGTGGCCTCAAGGTAACCGTCAACCCGATCCACGGCCCACATAACCTCTAAATAGTCCCCTGCCTGCACGTTAAACGTCGTTGCCCGGCTTACAACCGTTGTCGCGTCATTCTGGTGAAGCGATGCCACAATAGTTGAATTGGGCGCGTCAACTCCGTTGAGCCGTGGCCAAAAGTAAAACGTCACTGTGCTGCCTGAATTGCTTGTGACCTGCGCAGAAAAGCTGGCCATATAGTGTCCGGCCTCTTCAAACACCAAGCGGGATGCTGGCGTGCCATTCGTGATGCCGTCAGCCGTTGCCGCCGTGTACGTCAGCGCATATGGCGTGTTGATAACAGCAGCGACCTGATCTGTCGTAATTGCGCCTTCATATTGCCCATCCGACAACACAATTTGGCGGAACTCTCCGTTTTTTGAGACGACTGGGTATCCGCTGACGTCATCCCAAAGAAAGATGCCATTGGTCGCAGCAGTCTCGCCGCCGGTCTTGAATTGGATGCTTGGCAAAGCCCGCGTGAGGTATGTGGATACCTGCCTTGCCCATACTTTCCAGTCAGGGCCAACAGGAGGCGGCAGGAGCGCACTCATCGCCTGCCCCCTTGCCTGACATCAAAGCGGAACCTTCCAACCCTCCACGGGCCGTTTACAGCCGCTGTGACGCGCATCCTGACCTGCCTGCCTTGGAACCGGACGCTGGTGGGGTTCGTCATCGTGTACGGGCCGTGCGAAGTTTCTGCCGCCGTCGGATAGAGCCGCGTCTTGAATGTCGTGGTCACGTCGCCAAGGTTGACCTCATCCGGAATCAGGTCAGTCACCACGGCCAGATTGTCGCCCGCGCCGATCTTGAATGGCCCAGTCTCTGCGTAAACATTTCCGCCCGCATAATTAAAGCCGGTTTCGTGGTCGTAAACAGAGCCATCCGCATCGGCCCAAAGCGGGGTGCGGAATACGCCACGGTCAATGCCGGTCGTGCGTGACAACTCGC